AGCAGGCATCAAGACATATTGATTCCCTTACCTACAATCGCATTGTGGGTAGGGGATTTTTGAATTTGACCGAGTTTCAACAAGAACTTATCAAAGAAGTTTGTTGTGAACAGGCAGATTTTGAGTGCGAAAACAAAGAAATCTTCGACATGATTTTGCAGGGCTATTCCATTAATGGAGTATCTATGAGTTTTGGAGATTCGTGGAATGTCAAAATTGAAAAAGGTATTCCGATGAAACGAGATGTTTATGAGAAGCTAGTGCAAACAGGATTGTGTTGCAGACTTGCGAGGTGAACGGTATGAAATGGCCATGTTTAGTACGTGAAGAATTTTGTCAAACAGATATCAAGCTTGAATTTGAACAAGAAGGCAATAACGAATATGGAGAACCTTTAAAGACCTTTTGTTATCAAGGTAAATGCAATTACCAGGATAGTGCAAAACGTATTCTGACGGATCAGAAGAAAATAGTACAAATAACAGGAATTGCGATGTTTCCTGGGGACATTTGCCCGGAACTTCCGGTGATATCCGGAGGAACTGCAGTAATTTACGGCGTAGAAAGAAGGATCATTAAAGGCACAAAGGCAAGAAATCCTGATTCAACAGTAAATTACACAGAGGTGATGTTTGAATGATTAAAGCAAGCTCAACAGTTAAGCTGAATATGTCTGCAATAAGTCAATTGTGCGGAGCGCAGATTATTGCTCTTGAGCAGACAGCAGAAGCATTGCATACAGAGGTCGTTCAAAAACAGGTTATGCCGTTTGATACAGGTAATTTGCAAAATGAAAGTACGTTTGTAGATAATAGTCAAAGTTCAAAAGGAAAGTCGAGTTTGATATCATCAACGCCATACGCAAGAAGGTTGTATTTTCATCCGGAATTTAACTTTAAGAAAGATGAAAATCCAAATGCAAAAGGTGAATGGTATGAAGATTATGTTTCGGGTGGAAAGTATGACACGTTTGCACAAAATGCATACAAGGAACTATACAGGAGGATTGCAGGATTATGATGTTAGAAGATGTAAGAGATTATATTGCGTCTCTTAATTTGTCAGAGCATACATATATGGGAAAGTTAGACAGTAAGAAAGAGAAATCTATCGGTGTCTACCACAGCAAAAGAGAAACACCATATAGAACAGCCATTGGTGGTCCTTCTCTGCAATCCTATGGGGTTAAATCAGTGAGTTTTTTGGTTCATTGGAATAAATCTCCACGTGAGACAGAAAAGGCTGCTACGTCAATATTTGACGCTTTGAGAGACACAAGAGAAGTTAAAGTAAACAACGCAACAGTTAAATTTATTCAACTGCTTTATGATGAACCAATTGATGTAGGTACCGATGATAATGGTATTTACGAAATGGTTATCGATGCAGCAGTAATATATCAAAAATAGTAGGAGGTAGAAAACATGAAAACAGGAGTATATCCATGTTATGAGAATCAATTCCAAATCAAGACAGCAGAGGATGTTATGAGTTCAATTGCTGATTGTGAATCGTTTGGTGTTTCTTTCGACAATGGAGTTGAGGAGTGGACACCATTTGAAACTGAAGGATGGAAGAAAAGATTAATGACATCTAAGGGACTTACAATCTCTGTAACTGCAAAACGTAATGTGGGTGACGCAGGAAACGATGCAGTCGCAGGATTGGCATTCAAGAATGGACGTGACGTCGAAAAAGACTTTCAATGGACATTCCCGGATGGTACCATCGTAAAACTTACAAATGCAGTTATTAACGTTAAAAATGCTGGTTCTGGAGATTCTACATCAGTAGCTCCATTAGAATTTGATGTAATGTCTAACGGTAAACCAGAAATAACATTACCAGTTTAGGAGGATGTAAAGTATGGCAAAAGTAAGGGACATTACTGAAAAATTGAATTTTGATTCCAATCCTAAAATCAAGATTAAAGGGGCGGAATACGAAGTTAACGCAGATGCGGAAACAGTTTTGAAAATCATGGGAATTTTAGGTGATTCAAATTCTATGTCACCTAGAGACATTGTAAAAATGTATGAGTTAATTTTCTCTGAAAAAGAAAGAGAAAAGATCTCAAGTTTAAAATTGCAATTTAATGATTTTAAAACAATTGTGGAAAATGCAATTGATTTAATAGTTGGTACTGATGAAAAACAGGGAGAGTAGTGACCCGTACTACGATTTGTTAGAAGATTTTGACCTAATAATTTCTTCCTTTCAAACGCAGTACGGGATTCGTCTATCCCGAGATTTAAAAGAAATGAAATGGGATGAATTCAAAGATTTGTTAGCAGGATTAGGTCCGGATACGCCACTAGGGAGAGTGGTATCTATTAGGGCGGAAGATGACAATGAAATTCTCAAACATTTCACAAAGGAACAACATAGAATACGGAATGCTTGGAGAAGTAAGAAGGTTAAACAAATGTCGAACCAAGAACTCAACAATGCATTAGAAGTATTTAAGAACGCATTTATATCAATGGCAGGAGGGGCTAATGTGCAACAAAAAGAAAGTTAAATGCCCTTACTGTGGGCATGAGCAAAAAGTGCAGTACACCTCGGACGCAAAGTGCCGGGGTGTTTTTGTTCGGTGTCAAGCAAGACACTGTAAAAAAGAATTTGAAATAAGAATTAATCAGGACAAGTAGTGCCATGTGTCGATGTCCTCAAAGATAGAGGCAGGTGGTATATATGTCAACGACAAGCGTGGGACAGATTGGTCTTGATTTAGTCGTTAATCAGAAACAATTTAATAAACAGATGTCAGGCATTCAATCGCTTGCATCAAAAGTAGGAAAATCGTTGGCGGCTGCATTTGCCGTCAAGAAAATTGTTGATTTTGGAAAAGAATGTGTGAATTTGGGGTCTGATCTGCAAGAAGTACAGAACGTTGTAGAGGTTACGTTCCCAAATATGACAGCAAAGGTGAATGAATTTGCAAAAAGTGCAGCGGCTTCTTTTGGTTTGTCAGAAACTATGGCGAAGAAGTTTACCGGCACATTTGGTTCTATGGCAAAGGCATTTGGATTTTCTGAACAACAAGCATATGAAATGGGAAGCGCATTGACCGGTTTAGCTGGAGATGTTGCTTCTTTTTATAATTTAACACAAGAGGAAGCTTATACAAAGCTCAAATCCGTCTTCACAGGAGAAACAGAATCGCTCAAAGATTTAGGGGTCGTCATGACTCAAACCGCGCTTGATTCTTACGCACTGGCGAATGGTTTTGGAAAAACCACTAAAGCAATGAGTGAGGCGGAAAAGGTTGCGTTACGATATGCTTTTGTACAAGAACAGTTATCGGCTGCTTCGGGTGACTTCGCAAGAACATCTGACAGTTGGGCGAATCAGACAAGGATATTAAAATTACAGTTCGACAGCCTTAAGGCAACTATGGGTCAAGGTTTAATTAATGTCCTAACACCGGTATTAAAAGTAGTTAATGTGCTGCTTGGCAAACTGAGTAGCTTAGCGGAAGGATTTAAAGCATTTTCTGAATTGTTAACAGGTAACAAAGCGTCAGAATCTTCCCTATCCTCGTCTGTTAGTGACGCAGATGCGTTGGCAAACAGTATAGAGGGAGTAGGAAACGCGGCTGAAGCAAGCAAAAAGAAAGTAGCAGGACTTGCCGATATTGATGAACTGAATATTTTAAGTCAATCCTTAAATGGTTTGTCAGAATCGAATAATTCAAACATATCCATAGATTATGGGACACTAGCTGAAGGCGAAACAGTTCTCGAAAAAACATCAAATCAGTTTCAGAGCATTGTTGATAAAGCGAACGAACTAAGAAAGATATTTACAAAAGGATTCAAAATTAGCTTTGGAGATAGTGAAAAAAAGATAGAAAATATATCTTTATCTCTCAAATCCATTGGAGAATCGCTAGAAAATATATTTAAGCATCAAGATGTATCTGAGTCTGCTAATAAACTAGTTGAATCTATTGTGACAACAGCAGGGTATGACCTTGGAGCAATATCAGCAATAGGGTTAATTATTGGTGATAATCTAACTGAAGGAATTTCTATATCGCTAGAGTCCAATAAGGATTTTATAAGAAAAAGACTTGTGAATATCTTTGATGCAAAAAACGAAGTTGCAAAAAAGAACAGAGAGATGTTTGCAAGTTTAAAAAATATATACGAAGCTTTTTCTAGTACAGATGGTAAAAAGATTACTGCTGGTATAACTTCTATATATACAGATGCGTATTTGACAATAGAAGAGTTGGGAGCGCGCTTTAATAGTAATTTTGCATCTCTGCTCGTGGATCCGTTTGTTAACAACTCTGAAAATTTAAAATTAGCAGTAGAAGAAACATTGGGACCTGTAGCAGAAATTGTAGACACTGCTAGTCAAGGTATAAAGGAGTCATGTGAAGATTTCCTAACATTTTACGATGAAAAAATTGACCCTTTGTTTGACTCGTTTACAGAAGGGATTTCAGATATTGTAGAGGAATTGACAACAGGATATAACCAAGATATTGCTCCTGTATTGGATTCTATGGGAAAAAAATTCGATGAAACATGGGGAGATCATATACAACCACTCATCGACCAAGCTATCGAATTAGGTGGCACTTTATCAGACACTATTAGCATGTTATGGACGACTGTATTGCAGCCGCTTCTTCAATGGTGTGCGGAAAACATAATGCCAGTATTAGGGCCTATCTTGTCATGGCTGGGAGAAAGTTTTTTAAGTACATTCGGAACAGTATGCGATATCGTAAGTGATTTATTCGATGCGCTTGAAAGTTTGTTGAATTTTATAGAGGCTGTATTTTTAGGTGATTGGGCAACGGCATGGGATGAGGCTAAAAATATATGCCAAAATGCATTTAATGCATTGGCTAAATTGATAAAAGTACCAATTAATCAAATTATTGATGCGCTGAATGCGATGATTAGAGGCCTAAATAAAATAAGCTTTGAAATCCCAGATTGGGTTCCTGAACTGGGTGGAGAAGAACTTGGTTTTAATATTCCTACAATCCCAAAATTGGCACAAGGTGGATATGTAAAAGCAAACACACCACAGCTCGCTATTATTGGTGACAATAGACATCAAGGTGAAATTGTTGCACCAGAAGACAAACTTGAGCAAATGGCATTAAAAGTAGCTCGTATGGTAAATAACGGCGGAGATCAAACTGGCAATGAACTTATGAGACAAGCTCTTGTATTATTACAGGGACAGAATGAATTGTTGTTGGCGATTTTAGAGAAAGAGACTGGAATCACCGCAAATGATTTATTTGACTCTGTGAGAAAATCGGCAGATTCATATACGAAGAGAACAGGAAACCCAGCGTTTCCATATTAATATAAAAGAGTGAAAGGCGTCCGTTTTAAATGGGCGTCTTTTTTTGATAGAAGGAGCGTGATAAAAGATGGGATTTCAAGGATATTTTGTAAAAGTAGGTGATTATATAATTCCTATGAAATATATTGAATCCGGCACATACAAGGGACGCAGATGCGTGCAAGACCTTGGCTCTTATAGAGATGGAAATGGAAAATTGCATAGAAATGAATTGCCACATGTTCCTTGTAAGGCAGAGTTTGAAACAGTTCCTATGATGACAGCAACAGAGTTCGATGAGCTAATGGGAAATATAGAAAGTAATTATACAGACGACTTGGAGCGTAAAGCCAATGTGACAGTGTATATTTCTGAAAAAAGAACTTACATTACACAAGAAATGTATATTCCAAACATTGAACCAACAGAGAACTGCATTCTGAATGGAGAAATACGGTATAATTCAGTTCGCTTTGCATTTATCGGCTATTAAGGTGGTGGCATTATGATTGAACACGTATATAAAGATCTATACAACGAAGATTCTGTTGGTAAGCAAATGATAATAGCATTTGATGGCGGAGAGATTACCAACACAGAGTTGTATTCTGAAAGTTTTGAATTAACTGAAAGTCTCTGTTCTGAAAACGAATTGCGCTTCGGATCATGTGAAGCAAGTGCTATTAAATTCAAGATTGCAAATGTCATTGACGCGCTGAAAGATAAGTGGCTGACAGTTTCACAAACATTAAACGAACAAGCAGATACACCATTCTCAATTGGCAAATACAAGGTAGTATCAGATGTTCCAAGTGGAGATAGAAACTATCGTAATATTACCGCTTATGACGCAATGCATGACATCATCAATGCCGAAATGGTGGAATGGTATAATGGTTTGCAATTTCCAATCAGCATAAAAGATTTTCGAGATAGTTTCTTTGTATATCTCGGAGTGGAACAAGAAGAAATCATACTTATTCAAGATGATGTTTTAATCGAAAAAACCATCGATGCAGATAGTATTAGTGGTAAACAGATTATTACGGCCATTTGTGAATTGAATGGTGTGTTTGGACATATCAACCGACAAGGCGTGTTTGCTTACATATCGCTGAGCAAGCGTAAACAAATGATATATCCTGGTATGAATGGTGTTTATCCGGGAAGTGGCATATATCCGGGAATGATGGTTGATGCAGACTATTCCAAGGAAGAAATTAACACTTACATATCTTGTGAGTACGAAGATTTTGAAACACAGATTATTTCCAAATTGCAAATTCGACAGGAAGAGAATGATATCGGCGCAATTTATGGAACGGGAACAAATACATACATTGTTCAAGATAATTTCCTTGTGTATGGCAAATCTGCAGTCGAGTTAAAACAAATTGCAAACAGACTGTTTACAAAAATTAATGGTGCTTATTACAGACCGTTTAAGGCAAGTTTACAAGGGAATCCGTGTGTTGAAGTGGGCGATACTGTTGTGGTTCACACAAAATACAAAGACGTGGAGTCTTATGTTTTGGAAAGGACGATAAAAGGCATACAAGCTCTAAAAGATACATTTGAATCAAAAGGTGTCTATGAATATGCCGAAAAAGTAAATTCCGTCAACAAAGAAGTGAAACGATTAAAGGGCAAAACTAATAAACTTGAGCGTACTGTGGAAATGCTAAATTCCGAAATCAACGATGAAGAATCGGGGTTGAAATCGCAGATAAAGCAGACCGCTGAATCTGTACAATCCAAAGTCAGCAAAGGCGATATTATTTCTGAAATCAACCAAAGCGCAGAGGAAGTGCAAATCAAAGGTGAAAAAATTTCTCTTGAAGGAACTGTTACGGCGAATGAGAATTTTAAAATTTTGAAAGACGGAAGTGTTCAAGCAAAGAATGGGACGTTTGAAGGAACAATAAAATCTTCTAGTGCAGAAATTAGGGGTGGATCAGTAAATATTGAAGCAGGTTCTAAGCAAGATAATGGAATCAGTTTATTCTACAAGACTGCCGGAGTTTCTATGTTTCCTGGTACGATATACATTGATGACAGTGCAGGGTATAGTGAAATCGCAGGCACTTTTATGGCGTTTAATGACAATGGAGCAGGAACGATTTTTGGTGTTTCTTCTACGCAAGTTTATGTGGGAACAAATTTTAAAG